ATTTTATTGTTGTCAGGAACCCCTATGAAAGATAGCCCTGATGAAATTGCTAGTATAATGAATTTAATTTTACCTACAAAAGATGAATTACCAATTGGTGAAAAGTTTTTAGATGAATATATGGAAAAGAAAGGAGTTAATATTTACACCGTAAAAAAAAATAAAATTAAAAAATTAAAACAACTTTTTAAAGGACGAGTTTCTTTTATTAAAGCAATTCAATCTTCTGTTACTAAAACATTTATAGGAGAAAAAAATATTGGAAAACTTAAGCATTTTATTATTGATCCTATAAAAATGTCACAACACCAATCGGACGTCTATACAAAAGCTCTTAAAATTGACAACGAAGGAAACAAAGGTATATATACACATTCAAGACAAGCATCTCTTTTTGTATTTCCAGATGGTTTGTATGGACCAGTTGGTTTTGCAAAAAATGTACAATCAAGTTCTAAAACACTTATATCTAGTGTTATTGGTAACAATAAAAAAGTATTGTATTCTTATTCATTGAATCCATCTGTAATCAAAGCTATTAAAGGTAAAAATAATAAAGAAACATTAGAAAATATTGCTAAATACTCACCTAAATATGCGTATGTTATAAAAAATATTTTAGATAATCCTACAAAATGCTGTTTTGTATATTCAGAACTTGTTACTGGAAGTGGATCTATTATATTTTCAGAATTATTAAAATTAGTTGGATTTAGCAAATCAAAAGGACACGATATGAATAATGGATTACGTTATGGGCTTTTAACCTCCGAAACATCCTCATCAATTCAAATATCAAAAATCATAAATTGTTTTAATCAAGAAAGAAACAAACACGGAGATATAATAAAAGTATTAATAGGTAGTAGAATAGTAAGCGAAGGAGTTTCATTTTATAATATACAACAAGAATTCATACTGACTCCTTGGTTTAATTATTCTGAAACTGATCAAGCAATAGCTAGAGGGCATCGTTTAAATTCTCATAAAGCATTATTAGATGCAAAAGAAGATCCAAAATTAAATATATATCAACTTGCTAGTATACCTCTTGACAAAAGTGTAATGTCTATAGATTTACATATGTATGAAATATCAGAAGACAAAGATATTAGTATTAAACAAATTATACGACTTATTATGGAATCATCATTTGATTGCTCACTTACTTATTATCGCAATCATATAATCGGACAAGATTACACAAGGGATTGTGAATATACAGACTGTAACTATAAATGCGATGGTGTAAATAAAAAATACATAGAAGAAGGTTTAAATACTTCTGATTTAGACGAGTCTACATATAATTTATATTATAGTGATCCAAAAGTTACAGATATTAAAAAACAACTAAATAAATTGTTTAAAAGCAATGATGATTTTGATTTGGAAACAATAATTAAATACTTTGAAGGAGAATATACAGAATGGGAAGTTAGAAACGCGCTTTCTATTATTCTAAAAAAAAGCGAAGAGCATTTATATTATAGCGATTACGTTGATATATATTACAATTCAAATGTAAGAAAACTCATGATAGGTATAGAAAAATTATTTCAAACACATTTTTATTTTAATTTTGATAACATACTTAAAAATTTTCCAAATAACTCAATGTTTGAGCTACTTACAGCTTTAAAAAAAATTATAGATGAAAGTATTATAATTAAAAATAAATACGGATTTTCGTGTTATTTAAGAGAAAATAAAAATATATATTTTCTGGTAAATAGACTATCTATAAAAGACGATTTATTTTCAAATTATTATGTAAGTGTTCCTAATATTATAAATGGAAAATCATTTTTAAATATTTTATATGATACTCAGCTAGAATTATTACCTAACTTAATTAAAATTATATGCGGATTAAAAAATCCTATAGATCTTGGTAAATTAATTAAAAGTATACCGGATGAAATACAAGAAATGTTAATTGAATATGCTATTATAGCAGAAGAAAAAAACATTATTACAAACAAAACAACAAGACAATTATTTTTAGACTACTTTAAAAATTACATTTTTCAAATAAAAAATGGATGGATTTCAACTAGATTAGAAGAAGATGATTTAGTAAGATGTTATAAAAACAACAAATGGAATGTTTGCAAAAATTCAGATATTGAAGAACTAGAACAACTTATAAAAACACGTAAAGGAAAATTAGAAAAAAATCCATGGGGTTATTATGGTAAATTTAATTCTGAATCAGGCATATTTTCAATTGTTAATATAATTGAACAAACTAAAAAATATGAAAAAGATCGTTTAACAAAAGAAAAAAAATTATCTGAGTTGGTAAAAAATAAAAAAATAACACAAGAAGAAATGAAAACAGAAATGGAGTCGTATCAACCTGATTATCGTAAAATATATCCAGGTAAAAATTGTTTAAGCTGGAGCGTTCCATTATTATTAAATCTTGCTGTAAAAATTTTTAAACTTGATTATCCTGATTCATTTAAAAATAAAGATAGTAATGAAACACTCATTAAACTAGCTAAAAAAAATAAATACATAAATAATATGTATACTAATGAAGATTTTAAAACTACTAGTTCTGATGAACTTAGACGTGTTTTATATTTTGTATCAAAATCATCTGTTAGAAATCATATATGTACTGAAATTAAAAAATGGATGGAAACTAAAAAATGGGATGGATTTGATATGTTAATACCAGATTCTGAAGCAGGTATTCAAGGAGGTCATAAGAAAAAAGATAAAGAAACTGATGAAAAAAAACTTCCATTTAGAGTAGAGAAAATAATACCAGAAATAAATCCAGATAAATTTAAAGAATATTTAAAAGATATTCAAAAATTAATGTTAGAATGTTTTAATGTTAAAAAATATATTCCTGATATTGATTCAAAACAATGGTTATTTGTTTTTTTAAGAAATAAATTAGTTGGATTTCTTATTATTAAAGTTGATGTAATATCAACTGTATGCGTAGCTACAAACTATCGTAGAAGAGGTATAGCAAAAAATGCTATAGCAAAAGCTTTAGAAGATGTATGTAATCTTAAAAATCCGCGTTTATTGTTGGATAATAATATTAAAACATATGATAAATTACTAAAATTATATACTGAATACGGATTTACTTTAATTAAAAAAGATGAAAAAATTACAACAATGGATTTTAAATGTTAATATAAACTTAAAAAAATTGAAAAATATGTTTGTATTTTTAAATAATATGTAAACATGAACTCTCTTTTATCTACAATTAAAGAAGCGATATCATCTTCTGTTAATACATATATTCAAAATATTTATTCAAAATATCCAGAAATACCTTCTGGAAAATTAGAAGAGTTATGGAATAATACAGAATCAGAACAATTATCTACTTCTAAACAAAGTTCTAAACAAAGTTCTAAACAAAATAAAATAAAAAGCTCAGATGAAAATCAAAAAAGTTGTCCTTATAAATATATAAAAGGATCAAATAAAGATCAAGTATGTGGTTCAAATCCAAAAGAAGGTAATATATTTTGTTCACGTCATAAAAAACACGAAGGTACAGAAATTAAAGAACGCAAAGTAACGCCATCTCCAAAAATTACAAATACTGCTTTTCCACCCGAAAAAAACAAACCAAAAACTGTGGCAAAAGATGTTCAAAGAATTTTAAGAAAACATAAAATATTAGGAAAACTTTGGCATCAAGATTCGGGATTAGTATTTGAATGTGCTAAAAATCGTGTAGTAATAGGAAAATGCATCAATGACACTTTACATAAATTAACAGATAATGATTTAGAAGAATGTCGTAAATGGGGGTTTTCTTTTAATTCTACAAATCAAGATAATCAAGATAATCAAGATAATCAAGATAATCAAGATAATCAAGAACTTAATTTAATTTTTGAGTCTGAAAATAAATTTTGGAATTGTATAGTTGAAGATTGTTGTTTTATTACAATCTTTGGAAAAATTGGAAAAGAAGGAAAAACAAAAACAAAAACATATAACTCGAATATAGAGGCTGTTGGTATAATGAATAAAAATGTAAAGTCAAAATTAAGCAAAGGATATATTTATAAAAATAAAATTAGTATATTAAAAGCACTTGATATTAAACCTGTAGAAGAAAAAAAATCAACTCTTTCTGAAGAAGAAGACCAAGAAGAAGAGCAAGAAGAAGAGCAAGAAGAAGAGCAAGAAGAGCAAGAAGAGCAAGAAGAGTAGTTAAATGTTATAATGTTTAAAATATTTTAAACATTATTATAAATTAAAATGGAAGAAAAAGTTAAGACTGTTATAAAATAATTATTTTATGATCATTATGAAAGATGTCGTAACAAAATAGAATCGTTTGATAAAATATTTAATGATATGGCAGTTAAAAATTATAGCAGGTTTTTATATAAAGAACAACTAATAGAATGTCATGTGAGCGGAAAAAAACTACGTAACTCTCCTTATTAGAATTTTTATTTGTACGTGTAAATTTAATTGTACTAATTTTTAAAGTATTTTTTATAAATAAATGCCACCTAAATTAAATATTCTTAAACAAGTAGGTCAATTTATTGCAATAGTTGTACTTTATTTTTTTCTTATTATAACAATATGGAATAAAATTATTATAAAAAAATTCCCTGATTCTAAAATACAACCTTTAACATACTGGGATTCACTATTAGTATCTGTATTTATATCATTAATGTCAACAGGAGTTTTTTACAACAATAAAATGTGTTGTTGTTGTACAACCAGTTATTCTGAAACTAATTAAAATATTTAATTGTTTATAAATAAATGGATTCTGGTTATACAAATATATTAAATGAATTAAAAAATAGAGCTAGTAAATATATAACAATACCAAGTACATATAACACTAATAATAAAAATAGTAAATATAATTTACTTTATAAGCATTATTTAATTCCTTATTTAATTCCTTATATATTAATATTTTTATTATTAGTTATATTTAGACCTTCATTTATTTATGATAAAAAACTTGATATTAAAAAAATTAATATTATGAAATCTATAAAAATTATAGTAATAACAGGAGTTGCTATTGATATTGGATTATTTATATATTCAAAAAAATAATTATTTTTTTGCAAAATGTATATTTTTAACAATAAAATAAGTAAGCATAAATGCAAATGTTTTAATAGCTGTTAAAAAAAAGATTGAATTGTTAGAAATTGGAAAAAGTTTAGTAATAATTTCGTCAATTTTTGCTATTGAAAATAACATAAATAATCCACCTATTATTAATAAATCTTTAGTGTTACATAATAAAAAGTCCATTATATTTTTTTTTTTTTGAAATAATTTATCAACTATTAAAATTTCATTATGAGATGCTGATGTTTGATCAGTAGGTAATTGATCTATCATATCACCGTTTATTTGTTGATCTGTCATTTATTGATAATAAAGATTGTTATTAAATAGTTTTATTTTAATATTAAATTTAATATAAATGCCTCTAAGTATACAAAAACTACAAAAATTTTTATCTTTAAAAGGATTTATTATTACTAAATATTTTACAATACATTCTATTTGTATATATATAGAAATAGAATGTATTAACACATCGGATATATTTTTACTATATATTCCAAGTAAGTACGAATTTGTTATAAATAAAGATAAAAATGTATATAAAATGCAATATTATGATGATCAAAATGCTGAAACAGATAGTAATATAGAAAATGCATACAAAGAAATAGAATTAAACAAAACACCAGAACTTAAAAATGGAAATATTGCTTTTTATTTAGAAGACAATTATAAAAAATCAATTAACATTAAAGATACCCCTGTAGAAGATACAAAAGAAATTAAAAACATAATTAACCAAATGAAAAGATTAAAATTTTGCGTTCAAAATGTTAAATATAAAATAGCTATTAGTTATAAAAACTTTTTATGCTCAATAAAAAGAGATGATAGTATTGAATCTTATTTAATACAAGATTATCCTATAAAAAAACATAAAAAATTATACATTACTGTGGATTTAGAACTGCTTTATGAAAAAATTGATTCGGTAATGTTAAACATTACAACAATTAAAGAAGGTATTTATAATATTCTTAGTAATAATCAGTTAAATCATACTAAAATGATACATAAATTAATAGAAGAAAAAACTAACATATTAGAACAATGTAACAATACTATTATAAATAAAAATAAGTATGATAATTATATAAAAGAAGCAACTTATATACTTGGTTTTATATCTAAAGCTGAAACAGGTATTATTAAAAATATTTATGAAATTAATGAAAAATATAATAACAAATCATTACAAAGTTTAAATAATGATATTGATAAATCTCATCATATTTCAAAATTAAACAACGAATTAACAGACGTTAAAAAAATAAAAGAAGATATTATTAATACATTGTTTGAATTAAGAATAAAAAAAGATGACATTATATTAACTATTGATAAAATAATGTTTGATAATTCTGTTATGTTAGATTCTATTTTTAGAAATGTTAAATCTCTTACTGAAATAAATTTATAAATTTATTATTTATATTAATAAATGTATTTTTATATAAATGGAATAAAAACCAAAATAAATATACCTAATAACTTCATGAATCAATTTACCAACCAAATTGGTAAACAAGTTAGTAAACAGGTTAAAAATAATAACTCTCCTATTAATTACACTCGTTTATTAGGAGCAATTGTAGTAGCAATAGTAATAGCAATTTTATTAACATTATTAATTTATAAGTATATTGTTAATTAAAATTAATAAACCCGTCTAAAATTTATAAATTACAATTTATAAATTTATCTTAAGCGTAAGTATTTAATTATCTTCTCATCCTCATATTTTGAGAAACTCCGCTAGGAGGTCCACACCCACTGCAAAGTCTCGTAGAATAAGAAGTGGAGCAAGAACCAGAACCTGCTCCATATGCTTGTTCTATATTAAAATAAGGATTGCATCCATTTCCACCAGAAGTAAGAGAATCATATCCAATAGGTGCATAATTTGGAACAACAAACGAACCAGCTGTAACTGTAGGTGCACTTGCAGATGTATTACGATATCCTCTTCCTTGTCTTAGATTTGCATTTACATTTCCACCTTGACCATTTGCAAATGTTGCACATTTACTACCAACTTGTTCATAGTCACATGCGTTATAATTAGAAGTATATCCATGTATTTCATCCATAATACTTTTTTGTGACATTTTATTGTTACAAAGATAAAAATAATTTAAAAAAAAATGAAAAAAAACATATTAAATATATTATAATTAATTATGTCAACTCAACCTATTGATGAAAAAGATATATGGAAAATTATTAAAAATTTTTTTAAGAAAAAAGGCGTTGTTCATCAACAAATTGAATCATTTAACGATTATATTAATCGTGGTTTACAACAAGTAATAGATGAAGAACCTGACATTATAATAAATCCAAAAAAAAATCAACAATTTATTTTACATTTTGGTAATGTAACTATTTTATCTCCGAGTATAGTAGAAGAAGATAGACAATTAAGATGTATATTTCCGTTAGAAGCTCGTAATAGAGATTTAAATTACGACTCTGCTATATGTTGCGATGTAAAAGAATCTTTATACGAAGACGGAAAAATGATAGAAGAAGTAATTCATAATAGAATTGTAATTGGAAGAACACCAATTATGGTTAGATCAGATATATGTAATTTGAGTGCGCTATCAAAAATTGATAGAATTAACGCAGGTGAATGTGAAAATGATAGAGGAGGTTATTTTATAATAAGAGGTCATGAACGTGTTATTGTTTCTCAATTACGCGGAAATTACAATCAAGCTATTGTATTAAAACAAAAAGATTGTGAAAAATACAGTTATATAGCGGAATATAGAAGTATGTCTGAACAAACAGGGCATTCTGTTCAAATAAAAGCGATGATTAGTTCTGACGATAAAACAATAGTATTTTCTATTCCTTACATTAGAGATATAATACCAGTTGGTATTATTTTTAAAGCATTAGGATTTAATAATGAAAAAGAAATTTCAGACTACATAGGATTAAACTGCGCTGAAGGAATGAAATATATACGAACAATTATAAGAGATTCATTTTTTATAGAAAACCAAGAAGAAGCTCTTAATTACATAGGTCAATTTTCAATGCATATTATACCAAAAGAAAAAAGAAGAATATATGCATGGCAAGTAGTAGAGTCAGAATTATTTCCTCATATGGGAATTAGTGCAACAGTAAAAGAAAAAGCTATTATACTTGGTAACATTATTAAAAAATTAATTAAGACACGATTAGAATTGAGATCCCCAGACGATAGAGACAATTATGCTAATAAAAGAATTGAATCATGTGGAATTTTGTGTACTGAACTTTTTAAAACTTTATTCAAAAGATACATTCACAGTATTAAAATTCAACTTGATAAAAAAAAATCAAGAGTAGATATTATGTCAATATTAAGTCGTCTTAACACAATAACTGCAGGTCTAAAACACAGTTTTTCTACTGGTAATTGGGGTGTTCAAAAAAATTCGTATATAAGAACAGGTGTATCACAAGTTATGAGTAGAATGACTTACGGAGCTACACTTTCTCATTTGAGACGTATTGTTATCCCAATAGGTAAAGAAGGAAAAAATGCAAAAATTAGACAAATTCACAGTTCACAGTTTGGATTTGTATGTCCAGCAGAAACACCAGAAGGACAAACAGCTGGTATTGTTCTTAATTTTGCTTTACTTGCAAGAGTAACTAGAAAAATTCCAACATATTTAGTTAAAGAAGTTTTAGAACAAAACAAAGATATTATTTTAATTAAAGACTATGATTTAAACTTAGTTCAAACTTCATCTACTGTTCTTCTTAATGGTATCTTAGTTGGTATGACTCAAGACCCTGAATCTATAGTAGAATATGTGAAAAAATCACGAAAACACAGACTTCTTGATTCAGATGTATCTGTTACATATGATGTTGTTGATGATGAAGTTCGTGTTTTTTCAGATGCTGGTAGAGCAAGCAGACCATTGTTTACAGTTGGTGAAAATGGATTAAATATTAATAAACTACATCAATTTAACTGGGACAAACTGATAAAAGAAAGCTTAATTGAATTTATAGATTCGTCAGAAATTGAAAATTACGTAATAGCAATGAAACCAGAACATACAAAATTATCGAAAAATGATTATTGTGAAATACATCCATCTATGATGTTGGGTGTAATGGGTAACATCATTCCGTTTCCAGATCATAGTCCATCTCCTAGAAATTGCTATCAATGTTTAGATCCCAACGAATTAGTAGTCATGGCAAATGGTTTTAAAAAACAAATAGGAAATATTAAAGTAGGAGAGAAAATAATTACAGTAGATCCTATCACTTATAAACACAGTATAACAAAAGTAGTTAATCACTATATTAAACAAACCGATAAAAAAATTATTAAGTTAACTACAGAAACAGGTGGTAATATTGTATGTACTGACGATCATCTTATTTTAACACCTAATGGATGGATTGAAGCAAAAAATGTGTCTATTGTATGTATTACAAATAATAATAAAGTTTCGTTTGTAAAAGTTATTACAATATTAGAACAACCTTCAGGGTTAATTTGCGATATTACAACAGAATCTAAAAATCATAGTTTTATTACAGGAGATTCATTTATTGTTCATAACTGTTCAATGGGTAAACAAGCTATAGGAATGTACTCACTTGCTTATAAACTTAGAACAGATACTATTGTACATGTTTTAGACTATCCACAAAGAGCTATAGTAAGCACAAAACCTGCTGAATTTATGGGATTTAATAAAATGCCTTCTGGTATAAATGCTATTGTTGCTATCATGTCTTATACGGGGTACAACCAGGAAGATTCTGTTATTCTAAATCAAAGTTCTATTGAAAGAGGTTTATTTTCTATTACTTCGTATAGAACAGTTTCTGATGCTGAAAAAAATGGTAGTATGTATACATTTGAAACTATATGTATCCCACCTGAGTCATCTTCTAAAATTAAAATAGGAGACCCTGGGTATTTTAAACGAAAAAATGCAAATTATGGATTTTTGGATGAAAAAGGAATAGTTAAAGAAAGAACTAGTGTAAAAACTGGTGACGTAATAATTGGTAAAATATTAACAAAATCTTCTAAAACGGGAGAACAATCTAAAACAGATTGCAGTGTTGTAGTAAAACACGGAGAACATGGAATTGTAGATAAAGTTAATATAACCATAACACCAAATGGTTACAAAATGGTAAAAATAGTCATAAGAAATCAACGAATTCCAGAAGTAGGAGATAAATTTGCTTCAAGGGCTGCTCAAAAAGGAACTGTAGGAGCTGTTTATAAACAAGAAGATATGCCCTTTAACTCTGAAGGTATATGCCCAGATATTATAATCAACCCTCATGCTATTCCATCTCGTATGACAGTAAATCAACTTATGGAATGCGTTCTAGGAAAAGCATGTGCTATTACAGGAACATACGGTGATGCTACACCATTTAGTTCCAGCAGTACTAATAACGCTGCTGAACGAATTTGTGAACTTCTTTCAACTGCTGGTATGAAATCAGAACAAGCATATGAAAGAACCGGATGGGAAAGAATGTACAACGGATTTACTGGAGAATTAGTAAAAGCAAAAGTATTTATGGGACCTACTTATTACCAACGCTTAAAACATATGGTATCTGACAAAATGCACTCCAGAGCTCACGGTCATGTAACTACTCTTACCAGACAGCCACTGGAAGGTAGAAGCAGAGACGGGGGTCTGAGGTTCGGAGAAATGGAAAGGGATTGCTCAAGAGAAGGCACCTTAATCACCTTATCTTCAGGGATAAGTTTAAAAATAGAAAATATGACCGACTGTAACTATAATGTTTTAGGATGGTCTGAAAAAGAAAATGGTATCGTAAAAGCAAGACAAACACATTTTTTAGCTAAAGGTAAAAGACCTTGTATAGAATTAACACTTGAAGACGGTAGAAAAGTAAGTTACACAGATGATCACAAACTACTTACAACTGATAACGAATGGGTGAAAGTAAAAGATCTAGACATAAAAAATACAAAACTAAAAATTGGAATAACGTGTCCTAGCGTAGATTTACAAGAAGAAATAAAAGAATGTGACGGATGGGTTTTTAAATTTGGAAAAATAACATTAACTACAGACACTATTCCAAACATACTAAAAACATTCGCCTTTATGAGAATTCTTGGTTATTTAGTTACAGATGGTCATATTACTAATACAGAAGACGTATTATCAGGAAGCATTTTCTTAGGTCATAAATTAGATCTAGAATCTATATTAACAGATATCAAACTTTTCGTAGAAATAAAACAAACTAATTTCACACATACAAATGGTTATATAGTTCGTATTCCAAATACATTCCTAACTAGCATAATAAAAATACCAGGAATGTTATTCGGGAAAAAAGTAGTTCAAGCAGGATTTCTTCCAGACTTTATTAAAAATACAGATTGCCCAAGACCTATAGTAAGAGAGTTTTTAGGAGGTATTTTTGGAGGAGATGGTCATACGTGTTATTTAGGATTACATAGAGGTAAGAGAAACTTGTTAACATCTATATCAATATCAAAGACTAAAAATCATAAGAATTTGGATGATTTGAAGAAAACAATGGAAGATATTAAAAAATTATTGAACAAGTGTGGTATTGATAAAATAACTATACAAAATCCTAAAGAAATATCAGATTCTAAAAATAAAAAAGGAGAATTATCATCAAAACACTACGAAATAGTATTACATTTGGATATTAATGAGTTGATTCCTTTTTCTGAAAAAGTAGGTTTCAGATATTGTTGTCATAAATCTCAAAGATTAGAAGCTGCTGTATCTTATAGAAGATTAAGAGAGGAAGTAACAAGACAGCATAATTGGATGGTTAATAGAGTAGATGAGATAACAAACTTTAAAAAAATCAAGACAGAAAATCCAAAGAAAATAGTTTCTACTAAAAAAGCAATAATACAAGCAACTACAGAGTTACAAAAAACAGAAGCTTTATTACATGAATATGCTATACCAAGTTGTCATGATATTACAGATCATTTAATTAAAGGAACTGCCTTTGGAAAATTTACATCTAAGCATTTTCCTAATGCTGAACAGTTTTTAGATAAAATAGGAGCATTGAGTTGGTTTATTGATGAAAATTACGGAGTAAGTAACTCAAAAGAGTCTATACCAACTATGAATTTAAGAGTATTATCAAAGATACCTGTAGGAGAGCATAATGTATACGATATACAAGTAGAAGATATACATTCTTTTTTAGCAAATGGAGTAGTGTCTCATAATTGTATGATTGCTCACGGAGCATCAAGGTTTTTGAAAGAGAGATTATTTGACTGTTCTGACCCTTATCAAATAATAGTATGTGACCAATGTGGTATGATGACAGCAAGAGATGAGTGTTTAGCTTGTAAACAAGATAATGTATCAATTGTAAATTTTCCATATGCGTCTAAACTATTGGTTCAAGAATTACAAGCAATGGGAATAAAAGTTGCTATTATACCAAAAAAATAAATTAGCAACAATTAAATAATCTTATTAATAAAAAATTATTAAATAATTTTTTATTTAATTATCAGTAGATCCAAATCCTGATGAATTTCTCGTTGTATCACTTAATCTATCAACAATACTTAGTTTTATAGGTTTTAAATCTGGAGCTACTATTTGAAATAAACACGTATTTCTACCTACAATTTGAACATTATTTAAATTCATGTTTCTAACTTTTGCGATTATATTACCTCTATATCCTGCATCAATTATTCCAATTGAATTAGCCATCATTAAACTTGTTTTTGATATAGATGATCTTGGTACTAAATAATAACTTACAAAATTATTGGTTTCTAAATCTATCATTTCACATTGAATTTGAAAATCAATAGTATGTATTTCTTCTGATGGAAAAATTTCTAAACTATCTACTGTAATTAAATCTATTCCTGAATCTCCAGCATGATGATTTACAAACTTATTATAATAATCAAAAATTCTTGAATCATTTAATTTAATATTTAATTTATATTTACTTTCACAGAATGTCATTCTTTATTTAAAAAAATTATTCTTTATACTTTATTTACTAAATTGAAAATAAAATTTATCATCTACAATTATAATATAAATGATCATTCCAGTCAGATGTTATTCATGTAATAAAATTATCGCAAATAAATGGGAAGATTTTAAATGTAAAATACAAGAAGGTCTAACACACGAAGAATCATTTAAATTAGTTGGGTTAAAAAGATATTGTTGTAAAAGAATGTTTTTAGGACATATTGATTTAATTGATAAATTACTTTTTTTTTCAGAAAAAAATTATAAAAATTAATTCTCTTTTTTATAATAAAATGGATCATAATTATAAAACTAAATGGGAAGGGAAATTATTTAAAATTGTTGATGATGTAATTCAACAATCTGTAAAAAAATCTAAAAAAAGTACTAAAGATAAGAAAAAAGTTGGACGTAAACCATCAAGTAAAAAGGTATCCCGTAAAAAGGTATCCCGTAAGAAGGCATCAAGTAAAAAGGTATCCCGTAAAAAGGTATCCCGTAAAAAGGCATCAAGTAAAAAGGTATCCCGTAAAAAGGTATCCCGTAAAAAGGTATCCCGTAAAAAGGTATCCCGTAAAAAGGTATCCAGTAAAAAGGTATCTGGTGAAGTAGAAGGTGAAGTAGGTATGAAGAAGGTATCCCGTAAAAAGGTATCCCGTAAAAAGGTATCCCGTAAAAAGGTATCCCGTAAAAAGGTATCCCGTAAAAAGGTATCCCGTAAAAAGGTATCCCGTAAAAAGGTATCCCGTAAAAAG